TAATATCACTATCACCCTCGGGTTTAATAGATAACTTAATGTAATGTAATGTCTTTCTAATACCTACATCACCATAGTCAATGTCTGGTGTCTTAAACTCTGCTGAGATGTTATCACCATCAAAGCTATTACCTATATTATGAAAATGTACATAACCATCGTAGTCACCGTGGTATGCCCTCTCAACATTCTCTGTATTGTAGTTAGAAGTAAAACAAGATGCTTCAATACCCTGTAACTCTGCCCACTCCCATACTGGGATACCTTGAGCATTAATCTTAAATGTTCCTACGATACCTTTCTGTGACAACTTAGATGTAGCACTCTTAGTATAAAATAATCTATATTGATTCTGTGTTCTTATTACAGCTGATGATACATCATAGTTATCAACATCAATTACTAGCTCATTAATTACTGGAATAATCTTATGAGAGATAGAGGATAATTCTATATCATCAATACGTGCTGTTGCAGCAACTGTACGAATACCGTCTGGTGCTAAGAATACTAAGTCACCACCAATCTCCTGGATACTAAAGCCATCAATACAGCCAATGTTTCTTGTTACGTCTGTAATAGCAATGGATGCCGATACATTAATGTTAACAAGTTTATTAATACTATGTAGTGAAAAGATAATCAAGTCATCACGGAAAGTCTTAAGCCCTGTTACCTTATCACCTACATTTAAAGAACCTGAAGACGCTCCTGTAAATACAGAGTCATCGTATCTATCACTATAGTAAACTGTCTCTGGCTTAGTTGACCAAGCACCAAGAACAACGTGGTCATCGTGAGTAACACAGAATTGTGGTTTAGGTATATCAGCATATACTGGGGATGCTTTAGATAACCCAAAGGCATCATACAAACCTCTATGGAATTTAAACTGACGCACACCACTTACTAACTTAGTTTCTAAATAGATAGGAGCATCTACACCGTTAACCGCTGTTATACGTGGACTATCTATCCCTGTAGGAATGTATTCTGTAAATTGATATCTGCCTGAGGTATCTAATGTTACAACTGTTCCTAACGCTAAATTTGCAGCTGTCGCCCAAGAAGCTGTCCATATCTTATTAGCTTCTTCACAGGATTGCTGTGTAGTATAACCACCTGCTGAACAAGAACCATAATCTTTATTGACTTGTATCCAATCATACCCATTCTCAGACCAATAAATACCGCCTGATTGACAAGCCCAACCACCTTCTTTATGTGCGTGAACACCTTTTAACGGGGCAGAAGTTCCTGCTGGTGTTACTGAACTTGTAATAGTAGCCGTTATTGTAGCACCTGAACCAGATACACCTGAGTCACTGATAGTAATAGTAGGAGCTATTTGATAACCACTACCCCCTGCAGATAGTGTAACACCTGTGATAACTCCTGAACCATCTATAGTTAATGTACCAGTAGCTCCTGTGCCATTACCTTCTGAATCAGTAATAGTAAGAGTAGAGGCAGCACCATACCCCGTACCACCCGCTGTTACAGATAATGCAGTAACAGGACTGGACATAAACTTTCTATATCCATTTACTCTTCTATAACCACCGTGGATAGATGCTTCAAAGTTCTTTAATCTTGTTGCTGCCCCAGGTGTTTTAAACATATCAAAAGATGATGATGTCTTATCAAGACCACCACCTATCGATACTGCTATTCCTTGTTCAGCTGCCATACTTTATACAAACCTTATTCTGTCATCAGTCATTACTGATGGTTGTGGTTTACCAGTATAAGCTTTCATAAGCTTGATACCTTTCTTGTATTCATCTAATGCTAAAGCAGATAACTGAATGTTCTCTTTAAACTGCCAGATATAATAACGGGCTCTTGCTGATAGTACTGCTGTCCATTGCTCTGGGTATTTAACTTCATCACCGTGAGCTGTTAGTTCTGCAATCTGTGCCCAAGCGTAGAAATAAATTCTGTATGCTTTATCTGGTAATGGGGATAAACCAAACTTACGACCACAAGGAGACATAATAACTTTAGTAGGTTGTCCATATGTTGCTGTATCTTTAGCGTTGTCGTCTGATTCCCTATAATGCTTACGCCAAGTCTCTACAGTTATAAACTTTAAGCCTTGCCTAGTGTGGGGAGTACTGTGTGTTGATGTCCAAGTACCAGGACAATCATCTGTATTATCATAATCTGTCCACGTACCACTCGCGGCTACACAAGTACTAGCTGTAGTATACGCAGCATCAGAACATAAACCTGTACCTGTAGAACAAGTACCTACATATTCTGTAGTAAGGTAGAAGTTATCCCAATCTACTCTACCAAAGTCCTTAGCTGTTCCGTGAGAACCACTGGAATGTTTCTTTAGGTAATACCATCTTGTTCCTGCTACTGAGTCAACAAAATTATTACCATACTCGTCATTACCTACACCAGCACAAGCAGATGATAACCAAGGGAACTCTGGGTTCTCATTGGCGATGTCGAAGTATGCTCTATTAATAGCATCTTTAACAAACTTCTGAATACCTTTAGCGGTAGCGAAGTTAGAAGAAGTAAGTTGGACTTCGTTTAGTTCACCTAATATTTCATTAGTTAATCCTAAATATGTTTGTACATCTGCCATTCTTACCTCTTATATAATGTGGAAGAGAGCCCAACTAAGGACCCTCTAAAGTTACTACCGAATTAGTCGATAGTAATAGTAGCTAACGCTAGTGACTCAGGACGTAATACTTTACGACCCCATACCAATAGACCTCTTACGATGTCTCGGAATGAAGTAGTAGAACGTACTGTTTCAACAGTCGATAAAGACTGTGCACAAGACATTGCTGACATATGACCAGCTAGTACCGTAGGCAGGCTTGAACCTGAGAACGAACCAGTACCTGTTACAGTAGGCATATTGTTAGACTTATACATCTTGAAGCCACGTAGTGAACCTGAAGCAACTAGACCGTTACGTAGACCACCATCACCTTGGTTGTAGTCAACTGACATCAACTTAGATGAAGTTTGTGCTAACTCCTCATAGAACTGAGGTGCAGCTACAACCCAACGATTCTCTTCTGGTACGTTGTTGTCGTCTAATTGACGAGCAAGACGTGCTAGAACATTCAACGGGTCTACTTCACCTGAAGCGTGACCAGTATCGATAGGTGCTGATGCAGTACCATACGTATTAGTTGTCGCGCCAGTTACAGCCGCTTGTAATACGTTAGAGTCGAAAGAGTCTTTCAACTTGTACGCTGCGTTATCAGACGCAATCTGTTGCCAGTTTACGTGTGAGAAGCGTGCTTCTAAGTCATCTACTTCGAACTGGAAGTACTTAGCTTGGTCTACTTGAAGAACTAATTCTTCGTCAGTAAGGTTCGTGCTAGAGAGAGTTGCATCACGAGTGTAACTGTTTACACTGATTTGCGGCTCTTTGATGATGTTAACTGTATCACCGAACTGAGCGATTTCACCCATATAGTCAGTGTTACAGATTGCTTCAGCTACTGCTGATTTACGGAAAGCAACTTGTACTTTCTTTGAAAAAACTTCTGGCAGCCAAGACGAGTTTGTTTGTCCCGAGACGGCTGGGTCGAAGTTCATTGATGCGCCTGTTTCGAAGCCCATAATATTTCTCCTGTTTAGATATCAAGCAACCTATTGCTAGGGTACTATCAATCATTACTTAATTAAACTAACCTTCTCTGATTCTTCCAGTTTGGAAAGCAGCATCAATCTCAGACTGATAGTGCTCGTACTGGTCAACAGAAAGGTTAGCGATTTCTGAGGTTGTCCACATCTTCTCTTGAGGCGAGTGGTCTTCGACTTTCGTCTTGACTGATACTGCATCTGCAGCTGAGCCTCTCGTATCTTTATCTGGACTGGTTTTTTTCGACACAGCTTTAACTGTACTAGGTGTAACGCCAACGTCCTGTTTGTATAGGTCAATAGCTCTAGAAGCTAATGTAGCATCTCCGTTGTTTTCATAAATCCAAGACTGAATTGCTTCTGGCTGGACTCTTGCCCAATCGTGAAACTCTTCAGACTCTCTTATGTTAACAAAGTCAGGATGCAGATTAAGAAGTTCTTGTTCTGCTGCCCTACGGTTCGCTACGTTCTCTTTTTCTGATAACTGTTTAACTTGTGTCTGTAAGTCAGACAGTTGCTCTTCAGCTCTCATATGTGCTACTGTTTCTACTACATCATAAACATCGGGATAGTCCTCTCTAAAAGTAGCCAGTTCTTCTGGGGTTTTAGGTGCGGTATAGGTAGGACGAGAAGATAACATTTCTGCTTTTAAAGATTGCTCTTTAGACTTCCAGTCTCCTAGTTTTCTATCGTAATGTTTCTTCAAATCATCGTAACGCTTTTTGAAGTCTACCTTCTTGAATTTCTCATTAGGCTCTTCTTTATAAGTGTCGCTTACTTGGGTTGCCTCTTTATCTTCAGTATCTGTAGTGACCTTTTCTTCTTCTAAGATTGTTGTCTCACCATTAGATATAACTGCTTCATTGCGAGGGGCTAAGTAAGCTAAGGAATCATCAGCACTGGTAAGACCTCTCTTAGCGTCTTTGTTACTGTTGTCCCATTTCTTATTTGCGTTATAAGGGTTTGCTTGTGGTTGTTGGATTTCCTCCGTTCTTGCTGTTGCTGTTGTCATATAGACCTCCATTAAGTGCCCAGTGTTTCTGGGGTGGCTTTCGGGGTTGTAATAATCCAAGGTGCTCTTACAAAGTAAGGGGTAGCCTTGGGGCTGTCGCTACAAAGTCAGTCTAGTCTCGTCAGTTTGACTGGGTGTTTGTAGTTAGTTTATAAAATTTGTTGTTATCTGTATTGGTTAGGGTACTCATCCTCAGGATAGATAGCCTCGTTACCTCTGTCTAACAATGCTTTATGTTCTGGAGACATATCATCTACCTCTGCATTGTATTCTGGTAAGCTATCTACGTACTCTTGTTCCTTAGCCTGTATAGCTTCTTCTTTCATACGTGCTCTATGCTCAGCAGGCTTTCCTTCATAATCCTCAGGTGTGATTGAACGGCTGGGTGTATTAGCAGCGTCTGCAATACCTTGTAAGAAAGAACCCAAGCCTTTCTCTTTGTTCTCTGTAGGCTGTACTTGTTCTTGCTGTACTGGTACACCGCCACCTTCATAACCAGGGCGGCTGAAGAAACCTCCCTTAGCGAAGCCAGTATCATCCATCTGTTGGTACTCTTGCTTCATAGAAGATTCGTCGTAGTCCCCTTCAGCTTTGTCCATCATCTTACGTAGCTTGTCTACACCTAACTGCTTAACTGCTTTAGCTGTAAATACAAACTCACCATCTGATAATCTAGCAGGGATAGAATCACTAGTCTCTGTGCCTGGTCCTTCTACAGCACCTTCAGATGTAAATTCTGAACTCATAGTACTACTCACTTTATTCAGTATGTCTTCGAGTTCTGGGTAGTCAGACATTGCCTGTGCAAGGACCTCAGTATCTTCTGGTGATAAACCTATTTCTGATTCTTCTTCCATCATAGGCATCTCCATAGGTACGTCATCGTTAAAGTCTAACGGTACTTCAGGTGCTAACATAGAACCTTCTGCATCATAAACTGAACCACCTTCTGCATATCCTCTTGCATATCCGCTTTGTGTTGGACTATACATATATTCTTCCTCTACTTGTTGTGTGGGTATTTGCTCTTTTGTTACTCTGTTTGCAATACCTTTTTGAAATTCTGGGTAAGTTGATTCCATCTTCCATAATCTAGAAGTTCCGTCTAACATACCACCTTGTGCAAATCCTATTCTTTTATACATTGGTATGTTTCCTAGTTTTTGTTTGTCTGCTGCTGCGTTAGCTGTGAATGATGGATTATTAGCTTTAAGGATTAAACACGCACTGTGATCTCCTGCGTTACATTTATCACTTAAGCCTTGGAAGCGGTGTGCTTTTGATTTCTCTGCACCTACGCCTCTTGTAATATGTGTGTACTTACCTGAAAGCTTCTGTCCCATTATGGAGTCTTTATCTTTACTCCAAGCAGTCTTGGTAGCTAACTTGGCAAAGGCGGAGTCTTCATCAGAAGCACCATAAGGTACATAACCTCTAGCGTATTCTGTCCACGTCTTAGTTACTTTACCATCTGTAGTTTCTTGCATCTCTCTTTCAAACTCTGTAAGATACTTATCTGGAATTTCACCTTCGGTTGCGCGCTTAGCCATTACTTAAGTACGTTATTACGTAGTAGCAGCATCTGCTTGACTAAACTCACTTTCCCCTGGCATCGGTACATTTCCTGTTCCGATTGTGCCATCGCCATTGCCTGTAACACCTTCACCTGCTCCACCTCCAGGTATTCCTCCACCTTCACCCATAGGGGATTGTTGAGCATTTGCTCCAGGTGGTGATTGCTGATTTTGAAGTCCGATAATTTCTGCATAGATTGCTGCCTCTTCAGGTGAGTTGATTATTTCTTCAGGGTCGAAGTCAAGACTGTAAGCCAACTCTTGAATGATTTTAGATACTTTAACAAACGGAGCAACAGCTGGATTCTGAACTGACTGAAGGAAAGTAGTAAGTCTCTGAGACCTAACTTCCTTTTGCATAAGAGAACTAGTTCCCGTAGCTTTAATTTCCAAATCACCAACAACATTTAACTCTCCTTCGTAGAACTGCATATTCCATTGATAGAAAGATACAGCTAATGGTTTCAATAAGAAGTCGTCAAGGTTCTTAACAACTGTTTTAATGTTCAGTGAAGCCGCACCCATCAACATAGACATACCAGATGCTGTTCTTGTCATACCTTGAACACCAGTATTACCGTGTGAATATGATGGGATTCCAGTGGACTCGTCAGCAATCTGTCTGAATCTATCAAACATTTGCATATTCTCTGGTGCAGTATTTGGAAACTTCAATCCATAAATTGACTGACCAGGCATACCTGCTTGTCTCTTGAATATCTTACCTGGGTAGATATCCATTGACTGTCCCGCTACTAAAGCAGCTTCGTCTACATCGAATACTAACGAACCAGCAAGTGCTAAGTTATCAATAGCCATTCTTGCGTGTCCGTTCATAATCTGTTGAGAGTCTTCCATATTCTCTGGAACACCTACACCCCAGAAAGAGTATGGGTTCTTCTCGTACGGTACCGCATTATAAGGTAATCTACTTGGCTTGAAAGGGTTACCTACTAAACGGATAATCTTTCCCTGACATACCCAAGCGTTTACTTGAATCTCTTCTAAGTCATCAACAGAGTCATCAATCTCAAGACCCGCATCTCTAGCGTACTCAGCATCCATAACGCCCCAGTACTCTAACACTTCAAATCTTTCTGTGTCTGTAAAGCTAGATGAATTGTTATCTAACTTAATCTCATCTTCAAACGAACGCTTCTGATAGTTGTAGCCTTGTTTGATACATTCTGATATCTTCTGCTTATCAAAGTAAGGACGTTTCATTAACGCTCTTAGTTGTGACTTATTATACTTATGTCTATGTACAGCCCACTCAGCTTCATCCATAGATGTTGAGTTAGGGTCAGGATAGAAATCCCAAGCACTAACAAACTCAAGCCTAGGTACTCTTACATCTTCAGGTGTATATTCTCTACCACCTTGTTCTGATGTAGTCCATTTATGAACTGTCTTGTTGAAGTTGAAAGGACCTTTGATAATACCTGTACCTAACAGTACAGATTCAAAGATAGCGTTACGTATTTCTGTTGCACCATTAGACTCTTCAATCTGGTCGTGAATTAACTTCTCCATTCTACGGGCAGCTATCTGTGCAGGTTTAATCTGTGGATTCTCAGGTGCGCGAGATGGACCTTCTGTAACAACTGTCTCACCTTCTTTGTTCTGATACTCTTCTTCTAGAGAACCTAAGAACTTGTCTGTATCTGATTGAACTGCACCAGGTGCTAACGTATTACCGTCACCCGCAAAGCCAACGTCATAAGGATTAAAATTACCTACGTTGTCTTCAGTTACACCTTCTTCAGCAGATGCGTAGTCTAAGTTACCTTCAAGGTCAGGAGCTGCATCTAAAGGACCGCCAGTCTTTTCTTGTAGTGGATTTAGATGTGCGTACTCTGCAATACCATCAGGTACTATAGTCTCTTGAATCTGGATAGGTAAATTAGAGCCTGAGAATACTACGTCTATTAATTGACCGTAAGCAGCTAGTACTTTAGTCTTGGTAACCTTAATGAATACCTTAGACTTCTCGTTCTCTTTGAACTTGATATTCTTATTATAGACACCACGGTAGTTGTGGTAAGCTTCTAACCAGCGCTTCTCATCGTCACGCCTTCCACGCTCTGCTGATTCAAATCTTTCTTCGACTAACCTCGCTAGGTTAGATATAAATACTGCGTTTAAACCATCTTCTGAAGGAGTCTCTGGTTGTACGAGCTCATCCGCAGATACAAATGGCGTTTGAGATTCATTAATGTTTAAAGGTATTTCTTTCTTAGCCATTTATAATAAGAGATAGTTAAACTTGTATATACTATTATACACCTGTTTACGGGTTTTGTCAACCCCTAAAGTGTAAATAGTTTGAAATTAGTTTAGATGGGTATGAGGACTAACAGTAAAAGCCTATCAGATGGGGATTTGTTATATACTTCGTGGAGTGTTCTATAATCAAAGATAACGAACTCTCCCTCTTTAAAGTCTCTACGTTCTCCATCGGCAATGATATAAGATGTATCTTCTACCTGTAATCCTAACATACACGTAACAAAACTATTGTCGTGAGTATGTGGTTTAATATGTCCACCTACTTTAAGGAGAGAGAATGCATAAGCCTCTACGTTAGCTATACTCTCACATAGTTTAATAGTCTGTGTAGCTATACCTTTATTCTTAGTCGCATACTGACCTGTAGTGTCACTAACTATAACGTCTTCATCTTCAGGCTTAAGGGGAGACCAGTACCAGTCATTACTTCTACCGTCTGTTATCTTAGGCATCGTATCTATGATTGAAAGACCTTCATCTCTTATAACTTTCCAGTTATCCTTTAGAGGCTGTAGGTGTTCCGCGAAATCCACGTACTCATAGAAAGGTTTAGTAACCAAAGATTTCATCCGCTACTGCCTGTGTATCAAGGTTTCTCTTGAACTCAAACATCTCGTTAAACGTTGTGGAGCGCGGTCTAGACATAATCAAGTAACGTAGAGCATCGTATGCGTGGTCTGCAGCTTTAGTGTCTACGTCCTCAGGTCTTGTCTTATCAACAGGGATTGTTTGTAGTTCTCGTATAAGAGATGGACAGTTGCTGAAGATTTGCATCTTAGGTCTGCCATCTACCTTATTCTGTTTAAGTCTTTCGTGTATCTGTACTTTACCAGCTAGTCTATTCTTATCTGCTGGTCTTAGTTTATGTCCTGCTCTAACAAGTATCTCACCAATGGTAGGTCCTGTATAGCCAGTTCTGTTCCAAGCCGCTGTGTCTAACACGCCAGGAATAGAGTACGCGTCACCTTCTTCGTACGCTGTCATTCTTTCCGCTAGGTCTTCACCAGTTAATCCTTTTTGATATAACTCTCTATAGATAATTAATGTATCATCACTAGGGTCTACTGCTGCCCATACAACTGCTGACTCTGCTGCATAACCGTAGTCAACACCTTTAAGTCTAGACCAGTTAGGTGGTATATCAAATGGAGGTATAACGTGTATAGATGTATCAAACTCTACAAAGGCTGCACCTTCGTTTACATCCCAGTTACCCTCTAGTAATTGCTTACGTTGTACAGGAGGTAGAGATGCTAACATCTTCTTATAGTCTGTACCTGATAGATAAGGGTTGTCATCTAACAAAGCAGGAATAAACTTCCTGCTTACGTCATCCTTACCAATGAATGATTCGTTAGCAGGTGAAGGTTCAATGTATCTTTTCTTTACCCAATGAGCACCAGCACCACCAGGGTTAGCTGTGCATCTCATATACGTTTGTATCTCTGGGTCTGTAGTTCTAAGTCTAGAAGCTAAGTAGTTCCAAGCAAACTCTGTAGGTAGATGTGTTATCTCATCAAACCCTATCCAACTATATGCTTGTCCTTGATATCTATATACGTCTGCATCTTTCTCAAGAAACGAGAACTGTACAGAAGCTCCCGATGGAAACTTCCAAGTCCTATCTACTTCTTTGAACTTAGCTCCTTTGAATGCTTTAGGATATAGTTCTCTTGACTTATCAATTAGCTCTCGTAGTTCAGGCATAGAACGTCTAAGTATAAGAGCTCTGTGTTGTGGTCTGTGTGCGTAACGTAAAGGGTCTACTAACATAGCGTATGACTTACCACCACCTGCTGCACCACCGTACAGTACATCTTTCTCTGGTGCTGCTAAGAACTCTGTCTGTGGACCAGGGTTAGGTTTAAATGCTACTGTTGCGTTCTCTTGTCCTATTGACGTAGCAATATCTTCGTCACTAACAACACTAGATATTGCGTTACCATCTTCAGCGTTTCTTATCTTAACAGAAGCAGCACTCTTCTTACGACCTGCTCTAGCTCTACTCTCTTTTAATTTTTTGTCAGCTCCCTTTGCTCTAGAGAACTTACGAGGGGCTCCTTTCTTAAAGCCTCTCTTCTTACGAGGAGTACCATCTAACTTACACAGTACCATATTATCTTTAACATCTAAAACATCTATGTCTAACTCAGGAAATAATTCCTTACAGTCCTGTATAGTAATCTTAGGGATGTCTTTAGTTGTTATTCCTTTAGCCATCTTTAGCCACCATCTTATGTAAACCTTGTGCAGATACCTTTCTACCTGTAGTAGCTTCTAACCAACCAGCAGCATCTCTATATGAGAACGCGCCTTGTCTAACGTAAGACTTAGCTTCTTCTAAAGCTTCTAGTTGTTGAGTTATAGGTGTAACGTATCCAGGAGCTTCATCTACTGTTTTATATCCAAACGGTACGGTAGAGCCTTTAAGCTTTACTCTTAGTTCACCAGTGTTAGTTAATAGACTCATATTATTCTACTATCTCAGCAGTCTCTGCATCTATAGTCATCTCTTCTTTAGCAGGTATAATAAAGATACCACCAGATACGTTATGTTCTACGTTCATCTTTTGTTCTTTAACAACACCCACTCTGTCTAACAAAGTCTGAGCAGCTTGTAACTTCTGATTAACCTGTGGTATAGGCATATCACTGGTCATAATGTCTACTATTTTGTTAGCTGCTCTAGGAGCGTTCTTAGCTAACGTATGTGTAGCTATCTCTATTAGTTCACTAGATAAAGATTGTAGTAAGAAAGTAGAGGGAGCTGATGAATCATAACCAGCTACTGTCATAGCTTGTCTAACATCTCCAGTCTTAGAATCATACATAGCATCTAAGAAAGATTGTTGCTTCTCTGTGTACTTTCTTTTCTTTTCTAACATAGTCTGTGGTATGGACATAGTAGTTCCTAGTTGTCTAACAAAACAAACAACAGCTTAAAGACTGTTGGTATAGATATCTATATGAATATCTTAGAAACTCTTAAAGAATTAATATAAATAATAAAGAAATATAAACTCCTAAGAACTCTTGAAGATATTCTATATGAATATTATACACACGTTTAGAGGTTTTGTCAAGGGGTAAAGTGTAAATAGTTTGAAAATAAATAGACAGTGCTTTAGTAGTAGTACTTATAATGAATATCATAATGAGGGGCGAGACTGTCATAATGTACTTATACTGGTTGACAAGGATATATGGTGTAAAATGTATAACAGTGCTATAAATATACTAGGGGGGCGGGGGTGTCCCTGCGTACCCGTGCGTATACCTTAATGATAGTCATTCTCATTCGTATAAACTATATCATAATATAATAATACAATGATACACACATTATGTAAATGAGAATCATTCGCATTAACATCAACTGTATTAGAATATCATAATAAAACTGTATAAGAATATCATAATAAATAGGTGGTGGTTTACAGTAAATGATAATCATTCTCATTCGCATATAATAGTATTATAATCCAATAATATAATAATATAATGATATTCTAATGCTTTACTACATAAGCATATAACGATATTATAATATAACTATACAATAATATGCAAATAGTTGAAAAATAACTTGACAAAGTTTAAAAAGTATGTTACGCGTATGCGTTCCTATTCTTTTATAGGGGATAATCTAAAAACTACATTAGAATATTATAATAACGTGATAGTTGAAAAATAGTTTGACATTGGTTTAATAATCTGTTAAGGTGTGCACCATATCAATAAACAAAGGGTTTTTTGGTATACGTTGCAATTTTGCAACAATTTGTAGTAAAAATACTACACTTTGTTATTAGCGTTAATTAACAGTTAATTAGCAAAGATTATAAAAAAGGTAACTATTATGACTAACACAAAAATAAAGAAAATCACGAAAAACACTACACCGAATAACATTAACAAAAGTAAAAAGATATCAGATTTTAAAAACTTGATTAACCTTGCGAATGCAACGGATAAAGAATTAAAAGAATTATCAATCACCAAAGGCAAAGTTTGTGATAATATCGTTAATTACTACATAGGTTTAAACATTGGCGAATTTGAAAATAAATTCAAAACTGACGCCATAGAAAATGATATTGCTATACGTTTAAAAGGCTTTAAACCATCACCAATCGCAAAACCAATCATTGGTACTGCCAAAACGGTGATATCGAATTGCAAAAAGTTTATAAAACTAGGTAACGTTATCAATAAAACTACTACTTATAAAGCAATACGCAAGGCAACCGCGTCAAAACCAACTTTGACAGAAAATCGAATTAATCTGAATAAAAAATTAGCTTTACTATCTGACGATATTATCGCTAAACTACTTGAAACCTTAAAATAACCTTTTAACAAAAAGCCATTAATCGCCTTAACGGGTGATTTTTGGCGTCCGTTATAAAGTAATTTTTACTAATTAGCTGTTAATTAACTGTTAATTAGTAAACGTTATATATAAGATTTAAGCCATTATTATTGAATAACCTATACATAGTATAGATTTTATATAATAGTTGCTTAAATCGAATATATGAGCGTTTAATAGGTCATTACTTAGCCGTTAATTAACAGTTAATTAGTGAAAAATAATAATAAAACTTAGAGGATATAAAATGATTAATACAAACTATGATTTTGATAATAATAATCAAGATGATTTAATGATTAATGGTAACGATAACGATTTTCTGATATCGGAT